AAGGTTGAATACAATAATCGAAGTAAAGAATGATTTATTGGGAAGATTGGAAGAGGTAATATAAATGGAGATAATAATTATTACAGGACAACAAAATGGAAATTTGCATCTTGCAGGAGAATATGAACATGTTGAGCATTTTCCAGAAGAAAAAACATTACATCCTTATAAATTGTCTAAAAAGATTTTAGAATTATGCGATATGTATTTTAAAGCAAATAAAGATTTAGTTATAACTACATATTCCGAAATTGTACTAGATTCTGCTAGGCTATGGGGAGCAAGAACTGGAAACTGTAATATTTTAAAATGTATTACTTGTATGGATAATGGAGAAGTTCATACATCCACATTTAATGAATACGGAGAGATGAACACATATGAGCATGGAGTATTTGATATTAAAAAAGCTATTCTAAAAGAGTTGCTTGATATTAAAATAAAAAAGTCAATGATAAAATAATGAATAGTTGAAATGACGATTTCATTAGCACGGAGAGTAGGTGAGTAAATGTATAAAAATATGCCAGAGTTACTAGAAGAAAGAGAAAATAATGGTTGGAAATTAGAGAAGTTTGAAATTAAACAAAGTAATTTCAGAGCAATGGTAGATGGTATTATGCCTGGAACATATATTAGATTGACACATAATGGAGAATGTGTTATGTCAGACACGGATATGGAACAACGTACAAATTTAAGATTTTGTTTAAAGGCACATGGAGATATTGTTGTTGGCGGTCTTGGAATTGGAATGATTATCATGGCAATTCAAGATAAACCAGAAGTAAAAAGTATTACTGTGATCGAAAAGAACCAAGAAGTCATTGATATGGTTGCATCACAGCTCGATTTCAACGAAAAAGTCAATATTATATGTGCAGATGTTTTTGAATGGAAACCTGAACGTGGTGTAAAATATGACATGGCATATATGGATATTTGGAATTGGATTAATGAAGATGTATACAAAAAAGAAATGCAACCATTGAAAAGAAAATATGCAAGATTTCTTAGAAGCAAAGACATAAATCCAAACAGATTTAATGAATGTTGGGCTGAATATCAGGCGAAAAACGGAAGAAGATTAGCATAATGAAAAATTGCTTTCAAGAGAATGGAGATAAGAATATGAACAATATGGGATATAGACCGAAATTTTATGATTGTACCATAGACGGAATAAAAAGTATCAAAGGGAAAAATTTATTTGTCTTACATTGGAAAGATTCAAAAAGCGATGGAAGTATGCCGATTCAGGTAGATCAACCATCAGAATTAATTCTTAAAAGAATGAAAGAGATTGTAGATGGGAAGCGAGATAAATTATACCTGACAAGAGGAATGAGAGATATTGATGTTTCGTATCTCGGTGACAATAAATGGCAGCTATATGATGAATTTGATGTTTATGAGTTTGAATTTGCTGTATAGGAGAACAATATGGCTAAATATAAAATAACTTTAACCGTCGAAGAAAATGATCCTGATGAGTATATTGATGGAGTTCGTCAAATTGAAGAACTGCGAGATGATTTTGAAGTTGTCGTATCGAATTATAATTGTATGCGTCAGATTGGCGATATAGAAATTGAAAGGATAGATGTTGATTACGGTGAATTATTAAAGGCAAAAAGATTTGTCTTAAATGATTATTCTGAAGATGGTAGATTTTGGGAACTTGTTGTAAAAGATGCCGAAGAGTTAAAGCGTCATATTTGTAACGTATTTCAGGCTGATGTTGAGCTACTAGATAATAATATAACAGATATAGATACATTGATTTTACAGTGTGCAGAAGATTATAGTAGATGTATTTTCTTCTATGATTGTAATTCTTATAATATGGAAACAGAAGAGTTTATGAGATGTGTTGATAACATATAATTTGAGGGAAAATATATGAAACTTAAACCAAAAACAGAAATTGTATCTCGTAATAATTATATGAGATTTGATCCTTTATATAAATGTTACTGTCCACAGTGTAATAGAATATTGAAAAGAAGTGATAGTGTATGTACTTGCGGACAGGAAATTGATTGGTCTGAATGGAGGTAAAAGCAATGGATTTAGACAATATGACAGATATCGAAGTATTAAGAAATATTGCTAAAAGTTATATGGTACAAATGAAAAGAGACACAGAAGCAAATGATGGAACTGATTATATTTTTAAAAAGGGATATTGGTATTTTTCTTAGACCAGGACGAAACCGGCATAACGGTATACACAGAAGATAGTTCCCATGCGTGTTTTCTTGGTTATGATGAAGCTGATATTTTTTTGGTTAGTAAGTAGACGAAAGATTGTTTTCGAAAGGAGATTTTAAATGAAAGAAAATTTAGTTTATATGTTAGGTATTGAGTTATTTGTATTTGATGGATATGCAGATGTAATGGAGGAAGGAACACAATATAAAGTTTCAGAATGGCAGCTTATTGATATGGAAAAGTATAATGGGAAATATGCCGTAATTGGATTTGATGGTTCATTAAAAATTTATGAGGAGGATGGCAAGGAACTATTTGATGGTTCATTACTTGATTCAACAGATTATGTTTGGAAATTGAAAAATAAAATTAAATAGATAAAACAGACATTTCGAGAGGAAAATAACATGGAAGAGAAAACTAAACAAATGATTGAAAAAGAAAAAGTGGAAATATTGCAGAGAGCTTGTAGTAGACTGGAAGGATTTAGTGCTCTGCTAAAAGCAAATTTAGAATTACGGAACATTAAGAATAGTGATAAGAATCATGGTATTTTTTATGCAGTCAACGTTATAGAAGAGAACGTGCGGATTATTAATTCTATTATCACAGAGGAATATGGTGAGTATATTGAGGACTTTGGACAGTATATGAACGTACCAGAATAATGTAAATTAAATTTAACAAAAGCAGTATATTTGTCAACTATAATTGACGTTAAGAAGCAGAACAACCTGCTTCTTTTTTGTTACAAAAATTTTAGAAGAAATAGAGAATAAATAGTTAGGAGGATTTGGTTATGGAACAGAACAGATATGCTACAAAGAAAAAGGGCAAGACTGAAGTTTATCCTTTTTGGAATATGGCTGATATTAAAAATGTTGTTGAGTGGTTTGAAAACAATAATGAATGGGATGGATATCTGATTACTATGTTAGAGCTTCTTCTTGGAAGACGTATTGGTGATACCGTAATGATGAAGTGGTCAGATCTGTATTATGAAAATGGAAATCGAAAGAATGAGATTGGCACCATTGAAGAGCAGAAGACTGGCAAAGTTACGAACATTCCAGTAAGTAATATGGTATGGGAAGCAGTTGATAATTATTTGCAGCATACAGAAGTAGATCCGATGAAACATTACAATGATTATATTTTCGAATATAATCCTAAGACAACCTGGTTAAAAAGGGATGTTAATTCTATTATATATGGAAATGTAGAGATTTGGTGTGATGCGTTACAAAAGGATTTTTCTGATAAAAGAAGAGAGAATATTATTTCAGATTACAAAAAGCAGAAACAATACGAAACGATTGGTGAATATCTTCATTATGTTGTTGAGTATAACGATGTTGTAAAGCATCAGACCGATGATTATAGAAAGAAGTTAAAGAAGGCGGTAGAAGCAGCCAACATCCAATATGCCGTAAGTTCACATAGCTTGCGTAAATCTTTCGGTTATTGGATCCACAAGACTCATCCATTTGATCCTGATTGTTTATTATCTCTTCAGAAGCTGTTCAATCACACAGACCTTCAGACTACTATGAATTATATTGGATTAACAGAAGAGAAAAATAGACAATACATTAACGACCATGGAGAGTTTATTAGAAATGTATTGGCCGGTAATGGAGATGAGATTGTAAAGAATATGCCGGTAGTGTCATTAAAGTCTGATGATTTTGGAGAAATAATTAAACAGGTTATCAAAAATGTTCAAGCCGGTAACGATCCCGTAGAAGTATACCAGGCTGCAATCAATATGGCAAATGAAAGACGTGTTTTGTAATAGGAAAGGAGAATATAATACCATGTTGTATTATTTAGTAAAAAGATTTCAGCTGAAAAGACTGAGAAAATTATTTTGTAAGATTGGATGGCATAGTGATATTGATGGATATTCCATGTTGAATATTGAAGGAAAAATGTATTGCAAATGTCCTTGGTGTGGGAAACACTTAGATACAGAAAGTGTATTTATGAAAGGATGATTTTTGTAAAAAGAAGTAATTCAAATCAATAATTCAAAATTAAGTCAAGAAGTGAAATAAAGAACTAAAAAAATTGAGTTTATATTTAGTTTCACTCAACGACTCAAAAGCAAGTTAAAATCCCACAGTAATACGGGAGAAAATGAACTGGTAAAGAAAATTTACCAGTTGGGAAATTAAAGAAAGAGAGGATATGTTTTTATGATTATTACATTAATTACTATTGTTGTATTTGTTTTAGGTGTTATCGGCTGCATTCTTTATGAACGAGATATCATTAAATGTAAAGACTACATTGAATTATTAAGTTTATTAGCTGTATTCATAGCTGGCATAGCCATTCTGATTGAACTTCCGGCAATTATATGTCATCATTGCACGGTCAATAAAGATATTTACGAGTATAACCTTGAACGAGAATCCATAGTTAAGCAGGTTGAATGTATATCCAGTGACTATGAAGATGTCTCGAAAGCAACTGTTATTGCAAATGTATATGACTGGAATAAGGAAGTCTATAACATGAAATATTGGGCAAGGAGTCAGTGGACGAGTTGGTTTTACAGTCAGAAATTTGTGGACTCTCTGGAATATATTGAATTGGAAAATTAGGAGTTTCTTTGGAAGAATTGAGGTAGTGAAGATGTCAGACATTACAGAAATTATTAATATTATAGAAAAATCATGGGGAGTGAATTCTATTGGCAGTCCTTTTGGTTCATGCACAGAGGAATTTGCGAATAAAAAGATGCTAGAAATTGCCAATAAAAATAAGTTTCCTGATGATGTACTTAAATTGATTAAAGCTAATCCGATTAAGTTTCATAAATATCAGAAATTTGATAATGGGCGTGGTATAGGTAGATACTATGTAAATTTGGTAAGACAAATAAAATTAGGATTTTCCTTTTGAGGAATTGAGGTAAAAATGATTAAAACTGTTGGAGATTTACGAAAAATTTTAAACAACTTAGATGACGATTATAAACTTGACATCAGAATTATGAAAGAAATTCCTGAAAAAGAACTTATAGGTAGAAGTTATCCTTATCCGTGGGAGATGATTGATGGATATTTGGAATTTCATGATATTGGATATTCTGACAAAGAACTTTGTATTGGTGTTTATGAAAAATAGGTTGTCATCAGTATAATGGAGAAAACTTAGGATTTAGTGAAGGAATAGGATGAGTAAAACAATTGAAAAAATAGAAACATACAAAGCTAAAGAAATAGAAAAAGCTATATCAAAATTAAAGCCTGCATATGAAGAGGCAAAAGATTTCTATACTGACACAGGATATGACAGATATTACAACAAAATGCAAAAAATCGAGTCCGAACTTCAGGAACTCGAAGAATATATCCATAAATCCGAAAGCTCAGTAAAAGATCTGACGACAGAAGAATATAGAGAATATCTTGACATGAAAATGGATTTAAAAAATTTGGCAAGTAAATTTTTCTATATGTTTGCAGACTTTAATCTTCCTGAAACGGCAGAAATAAAAGGAATTCAGCAAATACTGGAAAAATACAAATATTAGAATTTAGTGGAGGAACATAACAATGAACTATTTAATATGTTGGGAAGAAAATCACATCAAAAAATGGGAAATGATAAAAGAGGAAGACAACAACAATTTCTCTATGAACTTGCTGCGTAATCCTGATGTGAATAAACATAGCATTTTCATTGTCCCTTGCACAGGTTTTATGGGTGGCATCTGG